AACTGCCTGACGTTATGCTGGTTGCTGTTATTGGTATTTGATTTATCTCTACTGACATCGTTTAAGTATTTTGATAATTTTATAATGTTTTCTTTTTTCGGTTTATATGACCCAGCCGAAGTAGTCAAGTCCTGTACTTGCTTGTGGTTTTCCGTTTTCGTTTTGCCCATACTCAGGATATAAAGATGAATTTCGGTAAATATAGTCTTGAAAGCGTTTCGTAAATAATTCCGCTGTGTCTTTTTGCTTGTTAATCAATCGCTTCATATCAATTTCGCTAGCCGTGTCCGCACCCTCTGACGAATGTTTAAACACCCCCTTGTTTGCTACAGAAATTGGTGCGTAATGCAAGTACTCCCACATTGCCCAATGTCTAACCATAGGTGCGATATACTCGCTCAAGAGAGTTGTGTAAGGCGGGGCTAGATTTCCGTTTTCAATACCTCGGTAAATCTTGTCGTAAAGCTTGAATCCTAGATAGTTTTCAATATGCGTGCTTTGAACAATATCAATGTACTGCACAAACTTATCCGCATCAACTAAAGCGTTTAAGTTGGTGAATTGCGCTACTTCGCTAGGGTCTATGAATAGTACTCGTGCCATTATTTCTGAAAGTGTTTTTTGTAATATGCTTCGGTGTAACCTTTAAACGGCATATCCTTTGGTTTAACGACTTCTTGACCGATTGCTGGTAATTTTGAACCCATTGCGCGAGCCGTGAATGAATCGATTACCTTTGCTAACGGTGAGTTTACATCGACGTTTGTACCTTCTTTTAAATACAACTGACGAACCCAGTTATGAGAACATCTTGCACCGCCTTTATATAACCAAACGCTGTATGTGTCAGAACCACCTACTCCAAAACCTTTGTTTACAGGTTGATTTGTCATTTTCAATATGTCTTCTTTTCTCCAAACCTTGTTAGCTTGAACCATCTTTGAACAAAATTCGCGTGTGTCAGCACTCAAACCGCCTTTATACGCATAACGAACCTTTACGTTTTCATCGTCTAAATCGCTTTTTGCGTTTGGAAAGCTAGTTCCAACACTTGCTAGTTCAATTTCCTCGTTATAATCAACAATGTATTCAGAAACTAATTCAAAACCTTCCATTGTTTCGCCTAGTTCGATGTAAGTATCTACTGTTGAAATAGCTGAAAGTTGTGTTTGTTCGGGAAATATCTTTGAAACTTCAATCGGTGAAATACCAACCACAACCGTTAAAAATGAAATAGCTTGCTCGCGTGTCATTGCGCCACTATTAACGTCTAAGATTGACTGTTTAATATTATCCAATTGCGCACCGTTGAATTTTTCACTTGCTCCGAATGGGTTTTGATTCTTTATGTTAGTTGCAATTGGCGAACCTATTGACATCATAAACTTGGAAACTGCACCACAAAGTAAATCTTGGTACGATTTAACGTTTGTGGTGACGTATAAATTCCAACCGTTCTTTAATTCGTCTGCATTTGAACTAAATCCTGTTGCTGTTGAAATTCCAAAGATTAAAGGTGTTGTAACGTTGTGGCATTTTAACACTTGTTTTTCAGCTTCACCGCTCAAGTACTCGTAATGTGTAGGTGCATCATTTAAAGGTATTGTATCAATTACCGTTTTCATGTCTGCACCATCAACAAACTCAATTATCAATTGTTGACCATCCGCGCCTGTTAAGCCGTCTTTTATTTCGCGTACAATTTTAGCTTTGATTTCGGGTGTTGGTTCACCGTTAACAAACGAAATCTTCATCTTGCCACTAAATCCGTTTTTAATGTCATTTAGTAAGAATCTCGCAATTTGCTCCTCCATTTCGCAATACATGAAACCACCTAGATAATCAGGTAAAGCGTAATATTCTTGGTCGGGGGTGTGCATCTTCAAATATATAACCTCAATCTCTTTTTGAGCTTTCTTGAAATCGTAGTTAGGCAAAAAGATAGGAGGATATTTGCGAGTGTCTTTCCATTTATCAGAGAACCAAACCCCTGTAATTTCCCCTTTTTCGTTTTTCTTGTTTAATCGAGTATGCTGAATTGGTAGATGTGCCAACCTAGTACCGCCAACAACTTGAATACAGCATTGTCCTGTTGCTTTTAAATCAAACCCTAACTTGAATAATTCTTCATTTGTAATGGTTGTTAACAGTTTCGCCCATTCGTTAGGCTTAACCCTTGTTTCTGTGCTTTCCAATCCACCACCTACAATCAATTTAGCAAAGTTATTTATAACCGCATTATTCGTTGGTGAACCTTTGTAACGGTCAAAAATATAATCGTAGTAATCATTCTTAACGCCAAAGTTCACCCATTCGTCACGACCTTTTGTGTCGTCAATTACAGGCATTACATCTTTGGAAAGATTAATTACAAAAACGTTATCGTTGTTATTTGTCATGTCGGTAAAATGTAATCGTTTTTAATCATTGTATTGCCCCAAGTGTCAGCAACCCCTTTGTAAATCACTTCATCATCGGAGTTTAATACCTCGAAAATGTAAGTCCTATTAGCTAGCAATTCAATTGAAATTTCAACTTCTAATAAGTTACCAACTATTGTAGCTGTTGCGCTAACCGCACCAACCAATTCGCGTTGGTAATAAAACGCAACTTTCGAAACATTAACACTAGAAGGTGTTATATTAATCGTTTGCGGAGTTGTTATATTCGGCAATAGTTTAACCATACTATCATAACGCAATTACACCTAATTGTTGCAAATGAAAAAAAGCACCCTTTCGAGTGCCTTAATCATGGAGCAATAAGATCCTATCTTTATAATCCCGCAACAACTGTAAAACCAACTGCTACTAAATCATCATCAAAGAATGGTGCGTATGATGGTTCTTGTGATACAAATGTAATTTCGTACCCTTGGAAATCCCCCATTGCTTTACCTACTTTAATATCACCAACCGTCATGTCACAACCGCGTGTTTCACCCATCAGTAGCAATTTACCGCTATTTGTTTTAACCACGATTTTAGGCGAACCGTAAGCCAATAGTTTCAATTCCTTGTGCGTAGAAGCGTCTAACGAGTGTAAAGCTGCTGACATTGTTGCTTCGTAGTACGTTGTACCTGCTTGCTTGTCAGTTTTTGTTGAATCAATGAACTCTGCATCCGCACGTAATTCGTATTTGTACGCGGTTGGTGTATTTGCCACCGCCGTAATAACACCATCAGCATCTTTCGTAATGTCTGCTTCGGGTAATGTGTTGATAACGTAGAACTCTAACAAGCCACCTACACCATCTTTACACCCTTTTTTTCTTCCTTTTGTTGCTAAACAAGCCATATTTTTAAGTATTAAAAAAGGGCGGTGTTTTTTGCACCACCCTTCAAGTTTGAAAATTAATTAATTACCCTCCGTAAAGTGTAATGTAACGCTGATTAGTTACCCATGTAGCGATTGAACCTACATTTTTAATGTAACGTTGCATAGCTCCGTTAGCCACTTGGTCAATCATCAATGCTGACAAATCTCCTGTTAAGTCCATCAACAAGTGAAGGAAGTCAGGCGAAGTCAAAATCATGAAGTTTCCAGCCAATGGAACGAATTTGATTTCGATACCGTTGTAGTAGATTTTCTCGTTTACTCCAACACCCTCAACCAAGAAGTTGATTTGTTGCGACGCACCTACTGCATTGTTTGCAACCTTAATTAATTGGCGGTGTGCTAATGGTGCGTAGATATACGGCATGATTCCGTTAGTAGGGTTAATCACTTTCTCAGGCGCACCAGCGTACAATTTACCATACTCCGTAGCGATGTTAGAACTTGTTATCGTTGTTCCTATTACCTTGATGTACTCACCTAATCCAGCACCTGGTACTGTTTTAGATTGTGAATCGTTGTACAAGATTCGAACTGCTAGTGAATCAAATAAAGTTGTAGGCATTGCTGCAACTGCTGCCTGTGCCGTTGCTGTGATTGTCCCTTGACCAGCCCCTGGGGTTAATGCTGCAATAGCTGTTTTTGTTGCTGCTGTTGCACCGTTCCAAACTTTGCTTTCCAAGTCTGCACCAATCGCTGGAGCAACTTGAATCAACACTTTACGGTCAAATTCATCCGAAACAACTTCGAACGCTCCTGCTTTCATTGATTTCTGGAATTTCGTTCCTTTCAATACGTTGTCGTTAATACGGTCTTCGTAGTTGTAAGTGTACAATGAAACAGGCGTGCGGTTAACCTTTAAGTCAATGTTCCCTGTTGCTGTGACTTCCCCTGTGTTTAAGGCTGTCATTGATACGGTCACTTTCGATTCGTAAACGTCAGTACCTGATTTGTGTCCTTCTGAAATATTTACGATTGCATCGCGAAACGTTCCAGAGTTTGAGTAGATTTCTTGCACTACTTCCTCCATTTCGGAGTGATTTCGAGTAGTTCCTGTAAAATTAATAGCCATCTTATTTTGCTTTTTGGTTGTTTTTGTATACTTCTAAATCATTTGTTAACCATTCTATTTGCTCATTTGTAAGCATATCTTTGTAGTAAGTAGAAACTGACTTGTTTCCTAATTCTTCGATTACTTGATCGTAAGTCACACCCTCATCGAATGGGTTTGTTTTAACTTCGATAGTTTCCTCTACTTCAACTTCGATAGTCACTTTGTCACCAATCTGAATGCCTTTTTCAACTAAATCAGGATTCATATCTAACATTTCCTGAGTGACCTGTACTTCTTTCTCTACCATTTTCTTAACCACCTCTGTTTTTGTAGCTGTTTTTGCTGTACTTCCTTTTGCCATTTTCTTACAATTTACCTCTGTTAAACTTTGCCTTTTCAAGGTTAGTCATATCTTCGTACGACTTTTGAACCGTTGTGCTTCTTGACGTATTAGGTTCTAAAGGTTTAATTGCACTCAACATTACTTCTTTCTCCGCTTCTAATTGAGCTTTGATTTCTGTTGTTAAATGCTCCCTTAACTCCGTAATTGCTTCAAAGAACATTTCCTTTGAAACGCTTTCGACTACACGTTTAGGTGCTGTTGGTGCTGGTTCTGTTGCTGGTGCTTCCGATGCTTCTACTTCCGCAGGAGCTACTTCCGCAGGAGCTTCTTTAACCATTGCAATGATTCCCTCTTCTTCAACAACTACAATGCGACCATCCGCTAAAGTGTGTTCCCCTACTGGTGCTGGTACAATTGTTCCGTCTTCCGCTTGAATACCGATAGAATAGCCTTCTTCGAATTTTTCAGCGACTAACGTAACGTCTCCAGCTTCTGTTTTAATGGCTTCGAGTTTCAACTCTTTGCCTAACAACAATCGGACTTCATTGACGAATCCCCATGTTAGTTTTTTGTTTGACATCTGCTTTCTATTTTTAAGTTAAAATCTATCAACTAACGCACTAAGCTTTTCTGCTAGTGTTTCTTCTTTTTCGTATCTTGCTTCAATTGAAAAGCCTTTGAATTTCCCTGCTTTAATATCCGCTTTTATTTGTTCGTCTGTAATCTTTGCTCCTAATATCCAACTGCCTTTCACAGCGTTCAAATTAAGTGCGTTTGCTTTATCGTTTTTCGGGTCTTCAACAATCCAGCTCTCAACAAATGATACGCCTTGTGTTGGTGTTTCATGCGCTAATGTAGCGTTGTTGTTTTGCTGACGTGAAAGGAATAAATGTGCGCTTTCTTTGATTGTTTCAGCCGTAAAGAAAATATTGTACTTTTCACCGTTTGGCTTTTGTCTAAGCACCTTTTTATCAGGTGTCATAACAACACCGTAAATC